GATCAGCGATTGGCCCGCCTGTGGTGCGGTATTGGACAAGCGTGTATCAAATTCGTAGGTCTTGATTTCGCAGAGCCTGTTCTGGTTGAGCGCGGCAGTAAATACGCTGATTGCTGTAGCAGTAGCTGGCACCGTGATTGTCACATTCGATCCGCCAGCACTGCCTGAAACCATGCCATCAGCGTTGAATGGGTTGTAAGTCCAGGATGCTGAATCCAGCGTGATGGTCTGATTGATGTAATACGACTGCCAGCGGGTGTAAGTCTGCGAATTGTCGAAGATCCTTAGGTACTGGGCTTGACCGCGATTGCTCATGCTGCGACACCTTGATAGCGACGGCCGCCGGGGGTGCGGTTATTGGACAGAAGCGAATCAGCAAGCGTGTTCAGTGCCTGCTCCATGTCGCGAACACTCACCCAGTTCTGGCCATTTTGCTGCAGCACCGGGCCCGTCTGAATCTGGATCGACAGCCCACCACCAGCACCATTGCGATCGCTCAGCACTGCATTGCCGCGAGAGCCTGCCAAGTAGTTGGCGCTCGCTTGGGCCATGCGCGATTCAGGGATGATGTACTCCCTCTGGCCGCCCTCGCCCACAAGCGCCAGCGTTGGCTTGTTGACGGTGCCGCCTTCAGCGAATGCAGGCACTGACACGCTCGGAACAAGCGGAATATCAGGCGCAGGCAATCGGTTGTAGGCGCCGATGAGGCGATTCACCACACCGATTGCACGGTTGATTCCACTGGTCACATAAGCGAGGAGATTCCTTATCACATTGCGCACAACATTAAATGCGGCAGTAAAAGGAGCCGTAATGATTGCTCCAAGCTGCCGAAAAGCATTCCCTATGGCGTTGACGACAACACGAGACAGGTTGATGATTGGTTGGACAAAGGTATTGATAAAGGATTGAACGGCGCCATTCAAAATACCGCGAATACCATTGAACGCTGCGCCAATTAAAATGACAAGCCCTTGGAAGACTTGCACAACTTTGTCGCGGAAGACATAGAGAGCAACACCGGCAGAAATCAACAACGCCGCCCAACCAACGGGGCCAGTAAATATGCCTATCAAGATGCGAGCGAGGCCCAAAAGTTTCGGGCCAAGTTGCACGATGACGGGTGCCCACCCAGCAATGGTGGCTCCAATCTTCAAGCCAGCAAGCAGTTGGAACCCTTTAATTACTAAACCAATCGGCCCTGCGAGCAAATTGAATGCAAACGCCAAGCCAGTCAGGGCCAGTATGGTCGTCTGCAAAGAGACAGGCATTTTCGAGAATGCGATAACAAGCCCAGAAACTGCATTCGCAAACTGAGTCAAAGCAGGCAGCATCGCCTGAAGCGCCTGATTGAATGGCCCCATTACATCACGGGCCAACTGGTTCAAGGTGTCATTAAATTTATCGGCTGCAACGGCCATATCAGTCGATATTGTGGCCTGATATTTTTCAAGGGCAGCACGGCCCTCGTTCAACATTGGAATCAAATTGATGCCAGAGCGGCCGAACAGGTCCATCGCCATGGCCGCCTTGTTCCCGTCGTTAGGCAGTTTTGAGAACTTGTCTGCAATATCAAGCATCAACTGATCCAACGGACGCATCTTTCCGCTGGCATCAACAGCACTGATGCCAAGTTTTTTAAGAGTTTCACCGACTCCTTTGGTGCCATTCTCGATCGCATCAGCAGATTTCTTGGCGTTAGCCTGCACAATCTCTAGCTGTTGCGTAGTTGCGGCCTCAATAATTCGTGATTGTGCTTGGGTATTTTTCTTGATAACTGACTCCTCGTTTTTCCTGCGATCTTCCAATGCATCTTCTTCTCTGCGTCTTGCGTCCCTGATCTGACGGTCGCGCAACTTCTGCGTGCTTGCGAACTGCTTGCGCAGAACGCCCAATTCCTCTTCCTCTTGAGAGCGAAGAATGTCTAAACGCTGATCCTTCTCTTCTTCCGACAGCGCCTTGTCTTGACGGATTGCTTTTTGATATTGATCGTATCGAGCCGAGATTTGCCGTTCGTTTGCCTTAAATGATTCATCAGCGGCCTCGCGCTCACGATCTGCTTGATCGTCATAACGATCGTCCAACAGTGTCTGTTCTGCTCTATAGCGACGATTTAGTTCACGCAAGCGATCATCAGTCTCGTCTTCAAGTGCGGCCAGTCGTGCCCTGCCTTGTTCTTTGACCAGATCGGTTTGCTCACGTTCTCCCCTGCGCACGGCCTCCATGGCCTGATCCATCTGGCTTTGCAACTTATCGGCATATTCATCTGTGCCAGTGCCTGCAGCCGCCAAACCTTTGCTGAGGCGTGCCATCGCCTTAGCAACCTCGTCAATCGACGTTCCACTATCGTCGGCAGCACCCTTGAATTTGCTCAGCGTTTCGACGTTGACGCCAGTGCGCTTGCTCAGATCATTAAGGTGATCAGCAGCATCAATAGCGCGCTTACCAAGAGCCGTCAAACCAATCAGACCAGCGGCAGGGACCAATCCACCAAGACCGCTGGTGACAAAATTAATCGGCCCTCGCAGTTTGCCGAAGGTATTTTTCAGCCCATTGGCTTGGCCATCTACCTTGCTCAGGCTTCTGCTCAGCCCATCAACCTGGCCAGTGCCATCAACCGATGCCTTGATACGGACGGCCGCTGTCATGTCCAGTGCCATGGCTAGCCCTCCTGCTCACTAAGAGCCAGCAGTATTTCGGCCTCGATCACTTGTATGTCGGCCAACATACTGGCGGCATCCTCCACGTTCCACAGTCTAAACGTCCATTCAAGGGCCTGGTAATCAAGACCGATCAGCCCATTCGGCCCTGTGCGCCATTGCGTTTGAACACGCAAAAACGCCTCCAATACAGGCCACACCTCAGGTTCTACCTCAAAAAAATCCGGTTCTGGCTCAGTGTCCAGCACCATGCCAAACACAGCAGCATCGTCCTGTGATTGATCAACTGCGCCGCCCTTCACCCAGAAGCGGGCGGCGCCCTTCAGTTTTTTAGTTTGTTGCCAGTAACGCTCTCGAAGAAAGCGACGATGATGGCTGACGCCAGAGCAGGCACTTCCAGTAGCAACTGTTTGCTAGCGGCGCTATAGGCGATCTCATCCCCATCCTCATCCAGGACATTGCTCCAGCCCACTAAAATCTCATCCGCCACGGCCTGATCCGTGATCAGGCCATCGATGTGATCATTTAGTGCAACGGCTCGCGCGCGATCCTGAACTGCCTCTTGGATTTGATTCAAGCGCGCCTGGGGCAAACGCTTGAACTCTGCCTCAAAAGTTTGCTTCTCGTACTTGCCCCCATCAATGGGGAGCTTGAAGGTTACGGGCCACTTGTACGAGTCAGACTGCTTTAAGACAAATGCCATCAGGCGAAGGTCAACACCACCTCATCATTGCCTGCCGAGGTTGGAATTGCAACATACGGCAGGGTCAGCATCTGAATGCCATCCTGATCGGAGTAGCTCGGGTTAGTGATGTCCGCGACGGGGGCCACCATCGTCACGATGTTGCCAGCTGTGGTGCCATGCTGGAAGCAGAGCAGGCCAGTGCTGTCATCGTTGGCGATCGTGAAGTAATCCTTCGCAGTGATCGTCGGGGCCTCAATCGTCACCTCACCAGCAGGTTGCCGGTTCGTAATCAGAACCTGTTTGGTGCAACCAACCAGCTCGCGATAAACGATCTCATTGGCCACATCAAGATTGATGGCCTGCAGGCAAGAATCTGAATAACCGAGCACGTTCACGGCGAGGGTGTTGTCAGCCTTGAACAGCAGCGGCGTTGCTTGATTGGTGTAGGTGACAGCAGGAGCGGCGGTGTCGGTCGGAGCGTTGTAAATGCCCGTCATGGTGAAAGACACCACGGGGATTGCTCCCACTTCGCAGGAGAGGTTGAAAGTGCCGCGGCAACCAGTGGCCTTATGAAGCACACCATCGTTGTTGAAGTAGATGGTGGCACTCTCAAAACTGGCGCTCACAGGCTTGTAGCCAACGTTGGCGCCAATGCTGTAGGTGCTGGAGGTTGCAGGGGTAAATGCTGCAGTGGACTTCTGAACGGTGGCAACCTTGGTGCTGCCAACGTAATCAGTGATGATGCCCTTGCTACCGCTACCAGTACCGCCGGTGATGGTGATCACCATGCCGTTGTAGTAGTCATCGGTGGCGCTAGAGCCAGATGCCAGCGTGATGCTGCCAGCCGATCCAGCCTGCGCAGTACCTGTGACAGCGGAGCCAGTAGTGGTAGCAGCGAAACCGCAGGAGCGGAGCAGCGAATCAATCCGCGAAGCAGTGCCGGCAGTACCGGAACCAGCCAGTTCCACCTCAAAGGTGATCACAACGCGGGTTTGGCTCAGGATCTGAGCAGAATTGCCCAGGTAAGGGCGGATCAGATCACGGCTGACGGTTTCAGCTTCGATCGGCGTAATCTCCAAGTTCCGAACCAACACCGCATCAGTGCCGGCCGGGCTGGAATCGGTCCCATAGGTGGCCTCGATCTTCGTAAGGATCAGGCGCTTACGGCTTAGCAGCGGCATCGGTCAAGTCCTTTTTCTACAGTCTAACTAGCCAAGTTAGAGACGCTTGTGCGGTAGCGGATCAGGTAATCACAAGCAATCACACCGGATGGCTGATCAGCTTCTGACAAGTCAAAGTTTACCCCCACCGGCTGGATGTCGATTGCATAGCCACCCAAGGTCAAATCGGCCATCAGCTTGCTGTGCATATCTTCGACAATCGGATCAGCCACCTGATCTGGAATGGCCCCACGCACAATCACCGCGACACGCACCGTCAGGCTCCAGTCCAGTCGGGGCAAACTGGTGTTCTGCTCCGCATTGTCAGACAATGGCTCGACGACAATGGCCGGGCTTTCGCCGCGACTGATCGGCTCCACACGGCTGCGATAGATCCTGGTGCTCACCCCACTGGTGCCAGTGAGCGCCGTGCGTACTGCAGCCAGAATCGTCTCGCGCTTTGTCGTCATGCCGATGCCACCTGCACCACTGTGCAAATGATGCCAGGGATGCTCGGATGTGCCGGGCTGGCCGAAGCACCTTCAGCGTGGATGTAGGTGGCCACATTGCTGGTCATCCACATCAGTTCGATGTAGTCACCAGCCACCAGGCCCAGCACGAAGTTCACCGTGCCGATCACATTGCCGTCCACACCGCCATGGCTGGAGATGACGCTGAATCGGCTGTCACTTACAGGCACATCACCGCTGCTGCCGCTGTCGTTCTTGCGCAGCCAGACGTTCACGTCATGGATCTGCACATCACTGTTGGTGAACTGGATCGAGAACGTGAAGCTATAGATCCCCGGATGATCAACCGTGATCCGGCTGTCGGAGATGATCTTGACGCCGCGATTGGCCAGATCAACCTTGCGCAGCAAGATCGGATAAGCCGTATTGATCGCAGCGGCAACCTGTGAGGTCTCATCCCAGAAGGATCCCCAATAGCCAGGGCAGCCGTGATATGGCAACTTATTCCACGGCGTCAGCCCATCACCGATCTTCAGGTTCTGCGTGTTGCTCTCAAGGCCAGGCTCTCCTGCAAGCAGCACAGGGTTCAGTGCAGACCACTGGCTG